ACTCAATGATGATGGGTTTAAAAATGCAAGGCAAGAACGGTTTATTTACACCGCCTACTTACAGCCACATTTATAAACTATCCACTGTGCAGATGTCTAACGACAAAGGCACATGGTTTGGTTGGGATGTTGCAAAAGCAGGCCCTGTTGAAGATAAAGCTATCTATGACATGGCTAAAAATTTTGCGACTAGTGTAGGTAAGGGTGAGATCCAAGCTAAACACGGCAGCGAAGAGGCCGAGTCCAAGCAACCATACTAGAATCCTAGGTAGTGGGCGTCGAAGCGAGAGTGGATACGCCCACTTTTAAAATATGATAGATAAATTTAGAAAGATCTTTAATGGTTTAGAGGAAAGATTTGGCTATCACGTTCTTGATCAAAGCAATGGTGATGGTAAAAAATCTGGGACTTCTTTCACTTCATCTTATGCTCACACGGAGGAGATGTGGAAAGCTCACTTAGAAGGATATAAGTTTGAAGTAAAAACAAAAAGTAAAACCATACAAGCAGATAGTTTAGGTCTTTGTCCAATAAAAAGCGATAGCACATGTATGTGGGGTGCTATTGATTTAGATGAATACAAACCTGATGTAAAAGAATTATACAAGAAAATAAAAAGTTTAAGTGCACCATTCATACCTTTTAAATCTAAAAGTGGTGGAATACACATATACATATTTTTAACTGAAGCAGTTCCAGCTTTACTATTAAGAGAAAAACTACACAGCATAAAAAATATATTTGGTGATTGTAAACCTGACAAAATTTTTCCTGTGCAGAAATATTTAAATTTAGAAAAAGGATCGGCAGGTAGTTGGATTAACTTACCATATCACAATGTTAAAAATACTGTTCGCTATATGATAAAGGAGGATGGCACCGCCGCCTCTATTGAAGAGTTCTTTGAACACTACGAAAGAAATAAAGTAACTCCCTCCCAACTTAAAAAATTAAAATCAAACATAGACGAAGGCGACTCAGGAGACTGGTTTAAAGACGGACCACCATGTATGCAAGCTTTAGCATCTTTTGGAGTTCCTAAAAGTCAAAGAAACGAAGTGTTATTAGATATGACTCGTTATATTAAACAAAGGTATCCAGAAGAGTGGAAAGATAAAACATTAGAATACAATAAAAAATTTTTTGAACCTGTAGGAAAAGGTATGAGTTTTAATGAAGTTAGCAATGTGATTGGTTCAAGAGATAAAAAAGATTATACTTATAGATGTGATCAAGATTGGTTAAAAAGTTTTTGTAATAAAGAAGAATGTATTAAAAGAAAGTTTGGAATTAGTGGTGCATTAAATAGTGAATTAGTATTAGGCCCTTTATCTTACGTAACATCTAATCCAAAGATATGGTATCTTGGTTTCAACGGTGAAGAAGTAAGACTATCTTCAAAAGAATTAGTAAAACAAGATTTAGCAAGAGAAGCAGCTACAGAACAAACTGGTAGGACTCCTCCTAAAATAAGAAATTGGGATATGCAACTTAGAGGCTTACAAGAAAAAGCAACAGAGATAGATGCACCAGAGGAAAGTTTACCTACATTTAGATTAAAAACTACTTTAGAAACTTTTTGTTACAATACAAGAGTAAGTAAAGATAAGAAAAAAATATTGTTAGGTAGACCCTTTGAGGACGAAAAAAGTATTAAGTTTACTTTTAATGATTTTTTTAAGTATTTAAAATCAGATGATTGGAGTATTACACCTGACTTAACTCACCAAATGTTAAAAAAAATTCCTGGAATAACAAGAGAAAAATTTCACATAAAAGAAGGTGTTAAGAGATGGGTGTATGTTGTTAACAAAGAAAAATTTGAAGAAGAACCTGAGATAGAACAGGAAGTGCCAGATTATGAAAATAAAGAACAGGAGCAAGTATTTTAATGATAGATAAATTCTATAGAGAAAATTATAAAATACTAGGTGGTCCTGGCTGTGGTAAAACTACTAAACTATTAGAAATATTATCTCATTATTTTAAAGGTGGGCTTCAACATGATCAAACTTTAATGATAGGTTTTGCTAAGGCTACTGTTGAAAATTTAAAAGATAGGGCTATAGAAAAAAAACTTTTAACAGAGAAGCAAGCTGAATCTATTAAAACAATACATAAATTTTGTTTAGATAGCATAGGTAAACACAACATATTAAATCAAAGTGCAAAAACAGAGTTTAAGAAAAAATTTTCATCAGACCCAGACAAATGGTTTATGTTAAATGACTCTAAGTATGACAATAAAGATGACGAACCTGCAACTTGGAGTGATCAAGAAGATAAAAAATTATATACTTATTATGATATAATTAACAAAGCACACCACTTTAATGGTTCTGAGTACTGTTCATATTATAGGTATCGTAAATTTAAAGACGAATTAGATAAAGTTAAAGCTTACTTTAAAGAAAGTAATATAGATTCATTTAAAAATGTGCACACAGCACAGTTAACATACTTTTATAACCATCTAGCAAAATTTAAAAATGATAATGGCTTTGTTGATTTTGATGACATGTTATTAAAAGCTTTAAAACCAACGATTGAGTTTCCAAGTTATAAAGTTGTTTTAGTTGATGAAGTTCAAGATCTTTCAAGACTGGAGTGGCAAGTTATATCTAAGATAAGAAGAAAGGCAGAAGAGATATATTTAGTTGGTGATGATGACCAAGCAATATATGGTTGGAAAGGATCTGATGTTTCTATTTTTCAAAAATGGCGTTGTAAAAAACATAATATAACGAGACTAGAAAAAACATATAGATTGCCTGGGAAGATATATGATCTTGCTTTAAAAATTAGGGGTGAGATTAGCAAAAGAATGGGTAATGAATTTGAGTGTGAAAAAAGAAATAACAAAGATGAAGGTTCTATTAATGATATTTCTGATATGGATGAATTAGAAGATATTATTAAAGTTGATTCTGATGTTATTTTTTGTGCGAGGGCAAGAGTTTTATGTAGAGCTTACGCTGACTTCTTAAAAAGAAAAGGTTTTATATTTTTAGAAAAACATAACGACAACAAAGGTAAAGGTTTTCAAAGTTCTTTTCCAGAAAAAATTCAAAAAATTATTAATGACTGGAAGATATTAAAAGAAGGAGGCTACATCGCTGGTATTAATTACTTTGAAATGGTTAGTTTTATTAAACCAGAGTTTATAAAAAATAGAAAGAAAACTGCTTTGAGTGATAAAGAAACTACTATGCAAGAACTTCTTTCAGATGAGTTGTTTACTCATGAAGAATTAACTGAAAAATTTTATTTAAATGCTGACAAGGATAAAGAATGGTACGAAATATTTTACTTTGATACAACTCGTATTGTGTCTTCAAGTAAACCTAGAGCTTTATTTAACGATAGAGAAGACTTTAATGATTATTTATATAGATGTTGGAAACAAAATAATTCTTTAAAAACAAAAATATTATTAAGCACTATTCACGGTGTGAAAGGAAGAGAAGCAGACATCGTGGTTGTAAATATTGATTGGGGTTTTTCATTAAATCATTACGAGAAAGGAAACAAAAAAGTAGAGGATGAAGAAGTAAGAGTATGTTACGTAGCAGTTACAAGAGCTAAAAATGATTTATTTTTGTTAGACATTCCACATAACAGATCAAAACCTTTTCCTCTTTTAAAACATCATGACAAACTATAAGGAGAAAAAATGACACACAAAAATATATTTGATGATGCATTCCCACAGAATAAACAAATAGGTGGATCACATTACAAAAAGATGAAGATACAACCGTATGAGTTTATTTCTAAAAATAATCTTTCGTTTTTTCAAGGGAACGT